AGCAGAGTTTAGTGATGGTAGATTTAGTATCAATTTTGTTGTTACTAACGACAAACTAAATGTAGAAGTATCAGATAATGGAAACATTATTGACATACTAGCTCTATCTAGTGGAGAACTAGCAAGAGTGAATATTGCGACATTAGTTGCAATACGAAAACTTATGACATCTATTAGTAGAAGTCAAATTAATGTTCTGTTTCTCGATGAAGTCAATCAGGCTCTCGATGAACAAGGTAAAGAAAAAGTAGTAGAAGTCCTACTCAAAGAAGAAAGACTAAATACATATTTAGTATCTCATGGTTGGACACATCCGCTACTAGAAAAAATAGAAATAATTAAAGAGGATAATATATCATGTTTAGATTCATAACTAAATGGTGGAATATACTTATCGGAAATGATAAGAACTGGGATGGCGAAGTAGATATCAAAGATAAAATGCTTGACGCCAAACAAAAAAGTATGGAAAAGTAAATGAAAGGGTACATATTAACAATTTGTTTCTTTATGACAGCAACAATAGCATACACATACCAAAACTTAGAGTACAGAGGTGTTCCTCGTACTACTTCTTGTTCTGGTGAGTGTTATGCAGAGTATGTTCGCATAAATGGTACACCTGCAGAAATTGAAAGAAAAAAACAAGCATTAGCACAAGCTGACGAGTTCAGTAATATCAGAAGCCTATGGGCTGGATGTGCTGCCTGCCATGGTGCAGACGGTGGTGGTGGTATAGGACCAATGCTTGCTGGTCAAAATGCAGAAGATATTATTAGTAAGTTGACTATCTACAAAAACAGAGGACAGATTGGTGCACAGTCTGCTCTTATGTGGGGTCAAGCAGGTATGCTGACTGAAGATGAGATATCAACTATTGGCAAATTCATACAAGGAGGTATGCCAAAATGAAAATAGAAATTTACAGTATTCCTAACTGTCCATATTGTGTAAGAGCAAAAAATCTTGCAGAAAAAAAAGGACATGAAGTAGTTTACAATATGATGGGCGAAGAGTTTCAAGCAGGGGATGTAAGAACATTATTCCCAACTGCTAGAACATTCCCACAAATTATTGTAGATGGCGAAAAGATTGGAGGTTATACAGAACTGGAGAAGTTGATTGGTTAATTCTAGACGGAAAGGACATGACGCAGAACTAAAAGCGGCAGCTATGATGAAAAGAATAACTGGAGAAAACTTCGTACAGACTCCAGGCAGTGGCTCAGGTAAAATTAAAGGCGATCTACATGTAGAACATAAACATAATTTGTTTTGCATAGAGATAAAACATTACAAAGATATGGGATTCAATCACAAAATCTTTACTCAAAAGAGTAATGTATTTGTTAAGTGGTGGTCTAAACTTTGTAGACAGTCTGAAGAAATGAAACAAGAGCCATTGTTAATCTTCAAAGAAAACCACTCGCAGTGGTATGTGGCAACGACAAGAAAGCCACAGTACAAAAAACATATGTATATAAACTGGCTTGGGTGCTATGTCACCTTTGCTGAACAATTTTTAGAAACACAAGAGGTAAAATTTACAAATGGCAATACAATTTACGAGCCATGGAAAGCCGATTCCCAATGGGAACTTATTGATTGTTGATGGACTCAATCTGGCTTTTAGATGGAAACATCAAGGACGCAACGACTTCGAACATGATTATATTCGTACAGTCGAGTCTTTAGCAAAGTCCTATAACTGTGGAGAGATAGTCGTTTTAGGCGATGGCGGTAGTAATTACCGTAAAACTATCGACCCAGAGTACAAAGCAAATCGTAAGGAACGATATGCAGAACAAACTCCCGAAGAAGCAAAAGAATTTGAAATGTTTCTTGCGGAGTTTCAAACTACTATGTCTAGTTTAAAACGTAAGGGTTACCTTACACTAAAATATGCTGGAGTAGAAGCTGATGATATAGCCGCACTTATATGCCAAAACCGAGAAAACATAGGTGTAGATGAGATATGGATGATATCATCAGATAAAGACTGGGATTTACTAGTTGACCCAAAAATAAGTCGTTTTTCGACTGTAACTAGAAAAGAAACAACAGTACATAACTGGGATGAACATTATGATTTTGACCCTGTTTATTTTTTGACTTACAAATGTTTGACAGGAGATAAGGGAGATAATGTTCCAGGAGTTGACGGAGTTGGACCAAAGCGTGCTACTCAGTTAATCGAGCAATACGGAGATGTATTTGATATTATGGCGAGTTTGCCACTTGACGGAAAGTACAAGTATATTCAAAACTTAAATGAGTTTGGAAGTAAAGGACTAGAAGTAGGAGTGCAACTCATGGATTTAACTTATGATGTCGAAGGCGCAGTACTTGGACACGGACAAGAAATTATAGGATTGGTGGAAAATTATGTCAGTGAAGATAGATTATAGTAGAGATTCTCTCTTGGATGAGTTCGCACATGCAACTCTAAAAGATAGATATATGATACCCGGTGAAAATTCACCACAGGAAGCTTTTGCTCGTGCAGCCGAGACATTCGCAGATGATGATGACCATGCTCAACGGTTATATGACTATGTCAGTAACTTATGGTTTATGTTTGCAACTCCTGTATTATCAAATGGAGGTACTCGTAGAGGACTACCCATTAGCTGTTTCTTAAATTATGTTGATGATAGCAGGGAAGGTATTACAGACCATTTTACCGAGAATGCTTTTTTATCATCATTTGGCGGAGGTATCGGAGGCTCATGGAGTGATGTTCGTTCTATAGGAACTAAAACATCTAAAGGTTCAGAGTCAACTGGTGTTATGCCATTTATGAAAGTTGTGGATGCAGAAATGTTGGCATTTAGCCAGGGAGTAACTAGACGGGGTAGTTACGCTTCTTATCTACACATATCACACCCCGAGATAGAGGAGTTTTTAGATGTCAGAAAGCCTACAGGCGGCGATACTAATCGCAAGTGTACTAATCTCCATCATGGTGTTGTTATTTCTGATTCCTTTATGGAGCGAATACACAATGCTGGAAAAATTGATAATTTCGACGATAGCTGGGACCTTGTGGATCCTCACACGAAACGAGTAGTAAAGACAGTAAGTGCGAGAGCCTTATGGGTAAAACTACTTCTTAATAGAATGGAAACAGGCGAACCTTACATTATGTTCGAGAATGCGGTACAAAATGAGTTACCTGACTTCCAGAAAAGAAAAGGATTGAAAGTTCATCATAGTAATTTATGTAGTGAGATTACTCTTGCTACTGATGAAGAAAGAACAGCAGTATGTTGTTTATCTTCTGTAAACTTAGAGTACTATGACGACTGGAAAGACCACCCAGCTTTTATACCAGATTTAATTCGTATGCTTGATAATGTATTATCGGACTTTATCGATAATGCGCCACCCCAATTAGAAAGAGCTAGATTCAGTGCTATGAGGGAGAGAAGTATTGGACTAGGCGCTATGGGATTTCATGCGTACTTACAGAAAAATGGTATACCATTTGAAAGTGCAATGGCAGGTGGTACTAATCTAGAAATGTTTAATTACATCAAAAATAAAGCAGACCAAACTACTAGAGAACTAGCAATAGAAAGAGGAGCATGTCCAGATGATGACACAGCTTCAGTGAGAAATGCTCACCTATTAGCTATAGCTCCTAATGCAAGCTCTAGTATTTTATGCGGTAACACTTCTCCAAGTATTGAACCTTTTAGAGCAAATGCTTATACTCAAAAGACTAAGACTGGAAGTAATCTAGTTAAAAATAAATATCTTGATTTAATTGTCAGAGAAAAGTCAAATAACGAAGATGAGTATGCAGAATACTGGAGAAGTATAGTTGCAAACAAAGGAAGTGTCCAACATCTAGATATACTAGAAGAGTGGGACAAAGATGTATTCAAGACTGCTGTAGAAATTAATCAGTCTTGGGTTATCGAACACGCAGCTGTGAGACAACAATTTATTTGTCAATCACAGTCTGTAAACTTATTCTTTCCTCCAGATGTGAACAAAGCAGATTTGCATAATGTTCATATGTTGGCATGGGCAAAGAATTTAAAAACATTATACTACCTTAGGAGTGAAGCTATCAGTAGAGCTGATAATGTTACTTCTCAGGCTAAAAGAGAGATAATCTTTGAACAACAAGATTGTCTAAGTTGCGAGGGATAAATGAGTAAACTATTAGAAGAACGAGATTATTATAAACCTTTTGACTATCCTTGGGCATTTGAGTTTTACAAAAAACAACAACAAATGCATTGGCTTCCTGATGAAGTACCACTCCAAGATGATATAAAGGATTATAACCAAAAGCTATCAGACGGTGAAAGAATACTTATAGACAATATATTTAAGTTTTTTACACAAGCTGATGTAGATGTATGTTGTGGGTATGCCAAGCATTACCTTCCAACATTCAAGCAACCAGAAGTAAGAATGATGCTAGTAAGCTATGCTGCTATGGAAGCAGTACACCAAGAAGCATACTCATTACTTTTAGAAACATTGGGTAAGTCAGAAGATATGTACCAAGAGTTTTTTGATATACAAGCTATGTCAGAAAAACACGACTATCTAACTGACTTCAATATGGAAACTCCACACGAGATGGCTAAGACCATGGCCGTATATAGTGGATTTACAGAAGGAGTACAACTATTTAGTAGTTTTGCTATACTTCTAAACTATCCAAGACATAACTTGATGAAAGGTATGGGGCAGATAGTTACATGGTCGATAAGAGATGAGTCCCTTCATGTTGAAGGACTATCAAAACTCTTTAGAACTTTTATTGCAGAAAATCCTGATATATGGACAGATAAGCTAAAATATGAGATATATTGTGCGGCAGAACGGGTTGTTGAATTAGAAGATAAATTTATTGATGTTTGTTTCGAGAAAGCAGATATTAAAGATTTAACAGCAAAAGAAGTCAAAGAATATATTCGTTATATTGCGGATAGAAGATTACTAGGACTAGGAATGAAAGGAATATTCCATAGTACTGAAAATCCATTACCATGGATTGATATGCAAGTAAATGCAGTTGAGCATACCAACTTTTTTGAAAACCGTGCTACCGAGTATGCTAAGGCGAGTACACAAGGCAATTGGCAGGATATTTTTAAATGAGTACAATTACAATCGATGGTATCGAACATGATACCGAGTCCTTTAACAAAGACCAGCAGGCATTGCATCACGCTATAAATTTCTGTGATGTAAAATTAGTAGAACTTGATAATGAAAAGGCTGCTTTACAAACTGCAAGACAGGCTTATGTTAATGATTTAGGTAACAGTTTAAAGGACGACTAGTGGTAATATACATTGGCTATGATTCTGAACAACCCGAGGCATACGAAGTATGTAGGGAAAGTATCTTACGATACAATCGTAGCCATACCATTACACCTTTGATACTTAACGACTTAAAAGATGAAGGATTATACTGGAGACCGTTTCAAAATGAAAGTACAGAATTTGCTTTTACTCGGTTTCTAGTTCCGCATCTTTCTATGTATTCAGGTTTTGCACTTTTCTGTGATAGTGATTTCATGTGGAAGTGTGACCCTGCAGAACTATTCAATTACGCAAAATGTGGGAAGTCCATATATTGCGTTCAACACCCCGCCTTTCTATCCCCCACCACTAAGATGAATGATAAACCAAATCTATCTTATCCAAAGAAATACTGGTCATCACTTATGTTATTTGATAATGGTAAATGTAGACAACTTACCAAAGAGTATGTAAACCAAGCCCCAGCGGGTGCGTTACATGAAATGGATTGGGCGGAATCTATCGGTAGTTTACCTGCGGAATACAACGCCATGGTAAATTACTATCAATTTCCAGAAGCAAAAGCGGTTCATTTTACAGACGGTGGACCGTGGCATGATATACACGATAACCTAGGATACTCTAACGAATGGAAGAAACTTTACACAACCTTACAAACAACAAATCAATAATACTTGTCGGCAATTCTGTCGAAATATTACAACATCAACTTGCTGACTACATCGAAAGTTTCGATACAGTAGTGCGATTTGGAAATGGTATACCTGATGCAACTAATTGGGATAGTATTGGTAAGCGTACTGATATTTGGGTTACTGGGTATTTGAGATATGGTAAAAGAAAAATGTTCGCGAAAGATTGCGCAGTCTTGTTCAATCGTTCCCGAATACATCTCGGTGATGATGTCGATTCAAGACATCAAATAGATTTTAAATATGTAAATATGTTTTCGGACAAAGAGCTTATGTCACTCTTCAAATTATGTGGATCGGAAGTAGGGAAAACTGTTGGCGCAAGGCCATCGGCAGGTTTCATTGCAATACAATATTTTTTACAGAAAACAAAATTTTCTTCTCTTACATTGGTAGGCTTTGACTTTTTTTCGAAAGCACTTCCAATTATTGCTGGAACGAATAATCCTTATAGTTGGCATATTCCTTTAAACACAGTAACAAGCAATCCCCATTCCCCGAAGGAAAAAGAGATTGTAGTTGATTTATATGAAAGGGGTGTGATTGATTGGAAAATTTTAACCGATTTAGATGAGAGCTATCTAGACCTTTCCTAAGTAGAAACCTCTTTCTACTAACTTTCCTGCTGTTGATTTTTGTTTCGCTGTCTTAGTGAGCAATACATCATTTAATCTAGCGTTTCTAAAATTCATAGGAATCTTATCTATCAATGAAGTATAACAATCCCATGGTACAGCTAGTTGCAGTCCTGTTTGTAAGTATATATACTGAAGTGCTAAGTGTTCATGTTTTACATCTATAGTCCAGGATTTTCTTAACATGACATTATAGTCTAGTAATTCTTTTGCTCCTACTGCATCTAATTCGATAAGTACATCTACCTTTCCATTTACATATAGCGGTGACCATGAGTGCTTGTAAAAAGTAAGTGCTTCAAAGAAAGCACGGTCATTACATGCTATAAGTTTAGTATCTATACGAGGGCGTCTGCCTTGATTTGGTGGTAGCTTTTGGTCAATAAAAAATAAATCTTTATCATGAAACTCAGCGAGTTTGTCATAGTTTAAGATGACCATTGATTTATCTACTAGTGGTATTCTTTGATGTGTTTGGGTTGCTATATTCAATATTCCATAGTAGTTCTTCAAATGACTTTTATCGAATACTAATTCTCTACTTAAAAATGAAAGTGAGCTTTTGAAAAACTCTGCTGGTGGTATGTCTCCTTCATCAATAGGTCTATTGAAGATTCTGTTACCATACCATACGACCATTCTCTTTGCAAGTCCACCTTTATCTTTCCAATGATCTTTTAGATGGAATGTCATTCTAGAGATGTGTTCTTCCCTCCACCAAGATTCGTAGATTTTAATGTTATCAAAATTGTTTATCATCCATTGGACTTCTTTTTCTACCCAATCTTCTTTATGTATAAATAAATGTAAGCGAAACCCTGACTTATCAAGTAGGGAAGCTAAGGTGAAAAATGTCCAATCTTTCTTATATGTTGTTACTAATTCTATCATCCGTTTATTACCTTCATGCCCCAAAAGTTATTTAGGAACATTTCCATTCTTGTCTCTGCATCTTCGTCAAAATTGAATATAATGCCTGAGTTCCTTGCTGAGAATAATTTCATCAGCGATTCTTTTGCATTTGTATTTGCTATCGCAAAGTAAATGCTTTCGTAAGTCAAGAGAGCCTTCTCTCTATCCTCTTTTGTATGTGATACCATACTTAACTGCTTGTCTAACATTAGTGCCATCATTCCCATTTCACTATTCGGCATTGTGGCACAGTGAGTGCAATTTGCAAGAAGTTCAAAACCTCCCTCTTTTGGATCGAGTACATTCTCATCTCCAAAATCTTTTTTCATCTTTGCTACCCATATTTTCTGAGTAATAGGATGAGGTTTAATTACAAACCCCTCCTCGATTGCTCGTCTTACTCTACCCCAATGAACACACTTACCTTTAGACAATAAGTTACTGCCGGGTAAAAATATTACTTTATCATAATATTTTTGATTTCCTGTTAGAGTATATTTGTTATGAAAGTTGTTAATAATTTTATTACATCTATCATAATCTATTTTTACATCTGGGTTATCAACAATAGATATCATTAACTTATCATTAATTTTTATACTTGGTGTTTTGACCAGTATACCATTACCTAAAAAATCTGTGTATAACCATTTATGAACAGTGTTTAATGTATTAGTGTTAAACCAAATATCATACTGAAAAGGAGAACCACGATACTGTTTAGGTATAATTCTTTCCTTAAATTCTTCTAATCCCTCCAAGTCACTTGTTGGTCTATAACAAGAACCTGACTTCATAAAATGAGTAGGTATATCTCCTAGCGACTCATTTATTGTTAGAGCTTCTAATTTTCCTTTAACTTTGATGCTTGGCATTCTTTAGCTCAAATATTTGTTGCTCTAAGTTTCTCATTCGTTTTTCTTGATGCTCGATACTGTCGTACAGTGCATGCATCATACTTTCCATCTTTCGATTTAGGTATTCAGGTGTAACCTTTTTATCAGTTTCAAATCCGCCTTGTGATTTATCCATTCTAGTTGCTTTCACTCCATTGTGAGCCATCCCAGAAGGAGAATCCGTAGTTGTCAAGGCTTGATACCTCTGTGTCAAACAGAGTACCCGCCTGAGAGGCAGTTGTTCTTTCGTATACAACTGTATTTGTTAGGAACACAGTTGTGGTTAAGTGGTCGGTCGTGACCGTGGTATCAGTAGTTCTATTAGTATTAAATGTTGTAGTTGTAGTTCTATCTGTACCAAAAGTTGTTGTTTTGCTTGTTTCAAATCCTGTAGTAGTATCAAATGCAGTTGTTCTTGAAGTTTCAGTGCTTCTTGACGATGCTGTACTTCTACTTGATGCGGTTACATTATCAGTCTCAAAAGTTGTAGTTGTAGACTTACTTGTACCTGTACTTCTTGTTGTAACAGTTCCTTGAGTAGTTGCAAAAGTAGTAGTAGTAGCTTTACTTGTTTCGGTAGCTCTACTCGATCCTGTCCCTCTATCTGTTAAGAAGGTTGAGGTAGTCTCTCTACTTGACGCAGTACTTCTACTAGAGGCTGTTGTAGTATTTGTATTAAATGTGGTAGTAGTCGCTCTACTTGATGCAGTACCTCTATCGGTTGCGGTAGTAGTGTTTGTATTAAATGTTGTAGTTGTGGACTTACTTGTACCTGTAGTTCTTGTTGTAACAGTTCCCTGTGAAGTAGTAAATGTAGTTGTTGTAGACCTACTCGATGCTGTACTTCTACTAGTTTGTGTAGCTTGTGTAGTATTAAATGTTGTAGTAGTATCTCTACTAGATGCTGTACTCTTACTTGTGGCAGTCGCTTGTGTAGTATTAAATGTTGTAGTTGTATCTCTACTTGACGCTGTACTTCTAGTAGTTTGTGTAGCTTGTGCTGTATTAAATACTGTTGTTGTATCTCTAGCAGATGCAGTAGCTCTACTTGTAATTGTTCCTTGTGAAGTAGCAAATGTAGTTGTTGTATTTCTACTTGTTCCTGTCGCTCTTGAACTAATTCTACTTGTAATGTAAGCTGTCTCATAACTTGTTGACTGAGAAGTATTATCTACATATGCTGTTGATGTAGTAAATGTTGTAGTTCTTGACGTTGTCTGAGTAGTATTTGTATTCCTTGCAGTATTTGTTGCAAAAGATGTATTATCTATGTAAGCTGTACTTGTTGTAAATGTTGTAGTTCTTGTTGTTGACTGAGTAGTATTTGTACTTCGTGCAGTATTAGATAGTCTAACTGTATTATAAGTTGTGCTTTGTGAAGTATTCGTAGACTGTGTTGTATTTGTTGACTGAGTAGTATTTGTACTTCTTGCTGTGTTTGACAATCTTACTGTGTCATAACTTGTTGACTGTGATGTATTTGTAGACTGCGAAGTATTTGTAGTCTGAGAAGTATTAGTACTTCTAGCAGTATTCGATAGTCTAACAGTATTGTAACTTGTTGACTGTGAAGTGTTTGTGCTTTGAGTTGTGTTAGTACTCTGAGCTGTATTTGTACTTCTTGCAGTATTAGACAATCTTACAGTGTTATAACTTGTTGATTGTGATGTGTTTGTGCTTTGAGTTGTGTTAGTACTCTGAGCTGTATTTGTACTTCTAGCAGTGTTTGAAAGTCTTACTGTGTTATAGCTTGTTGACTGTGAAGTATTTGTGTTTCTTGATGTGTTTGATAGTCTTACAGTGTTGTAACTTGTACTCTGACTTGTATTTGTATTTCTACTTGTGTTTGTTGCCTGTGTAGTAGTTCTACTTGTATTTGTTGCAAACGAGGTATTATAAGCAGTAGAGTTTGTAAACCCTGTTGACCTACTTGTATTTGTAGACTGAGTAGTGTTTGTGTTTCTTGTTGTAGCAAAAGAGGTATTATCTACATACGCTGTTATTCTACTTGTATTAGTATTTCTTGATGTACCAAAAGAGGTATTATCTATGTACGCTGTTATTCTACTTGTATTAGTATTTCTTGATGTACCAAAAGACGTATTATCTATGTACGCTGTTATTCTACTTGTGTTCGTATTTCTAGAAGTTCCGAAACTTGTGTTATCTATATATGCTGTAATTCTAGAGGTGTTAGTACTATTTGTAAATGAAGTGGCGTTTGTAAATGAAGTTGATCTACTTGTATTATTTGTAAACCCAGTACTTCTTGAACCTGATGTGTTGTTTGTAAATCCAGTACTTCTTGAAGTGTTTACATATGAGGTTTGTGTGTACTCTTCTCCTTCAGAATCTTCTTCTAGTTCTAGATACATTGTAATGTAAGTAGTAATTCTTGAAGTATTCGTAGCGCCTGAAAAAGCAGTATTTCTAGATGTGTTTGTAGCGAAGGACGTATTCCTTGATGTGTTTGTGTTTCTAGAAGTATTAGTATTATTTGTAAACCCTGTTGACCTACTTGTATTTGTTGCTTGTGAAGTATTATAGGCCGTAGAGTTAGTAAACCCTGTTGATCTACTTGTGTTTGTTGCTTGTGTAGTATTATAGGCTGTAGAGTTAGTAAAGCCTGTTGACCTACTTGTATTTGTAGCTTGTGTTGTATTGTAAGCTGTAGAGTTGGTAAAGCCTGTTGACCTACTTGTATTTGTTGCTTGTGTAGTAGTATAACTTGTAGATGTTGCAAATGTTGTGTTATCTACATATGCTGTTATTCTTGCTGTGTTTGTATTTCTACTTGTGCCTTGTGATGTATTATCTATATAAGCAGTTGTAAATGAAGTATTATCTACATACGCAGTTGCAGTTGTAAAGGTAGTTGTTCTACTTGTCGCAAAGCTAGTGTTATCTTGATACGCTGTTGCAGTAGTAAATGTTGTAGTCCTTGTTGTTGCAAAGCTAGTGTTATCTTGATACGCTGTTGTCGTAGCAAATGTTGTTGTTGTTGCGAATGTAGTATTCGTAGCAAATGTTGTTGTTCTTGTAGTAGCGAAACTTGTATTATCTTGATATGCCGTTGTTGTTGTAAATGTAGTAGTTGTTGCAAAAGTTGTATTTGTAGCAAATGTTGTTGTTCTACTAGTTGCAAAGCTGGTATTATCTTGATATGCTGTTGTCGTTGTAAATATAGTTGCAGTACCAAATGTTGTTGTGGTAGTAAATGTCGTTGTTCTACTTGTAGCAAAACTGGTATTATCTTGATATGCAGTCGTTGTAGTAAATGTCGTATTTGTTGCGAATGTTGTGTTCGTTGCAAATGTAGTTGTTCTACTTGTAGCAAATGAAGTGTTATCCTGATAAGCTGTAGTTGTTGTAAATGTAGTATTGAAACTTGTTGACTGCGATGTATTTGTACTTCTAGCAGTATTTGTAGCTTGTGATGTATTATCTATATAAGCAGTGCTTGTTGTAAATGTAGTACTGTAACTTGTTGACTGCGATGTATTTGTATTTCTTGCTGTGTTTGTAGCAAAAGAAGTATTCCTACTAGTACTTATCACTGTGTCATATGAAGTAGTGTAAGTCGTTGTGGTATTATAGGCAGTTGTTGTACTTTTTGTAGTTGCAAATACTGTTGTTGTTGCAAATGCAGTTGTAGTTGTAAATGCAGTTTCTGTGCTTTGACTAGTATTAAATGTTGTTGTTGTGTTAAATGCAGTTGTAGTTGTAAATGCAGTTGTTGTTGACTGTGAAGTATTAAATGTTGTTGTTGTATTAAATGTAGTAGTAGTCGTAAACGCTGTTGTTGTTGACTGCGAAGTATTAAATGTTGTTGTTGTATTAAATGTAGTAGTAGTCGTAAACGCAGTAGTAGTCGCCTGTGTAGTATTAAATACAGTAGTTGTAGTGAATGCAGTCGTTGTATTAAATGCAGTAGTAGTACCTTGCGATGTATTATAAGTTGTTGTTGTATTAAATGTGGTAGTAGTAGTATACGCTGTTGTGGTACTTTGTGTTGTATTGTAAGTAGTAGTAGTTGTAAATGCAGTCGTTGTATTAAATGCAGTTGTAGTAGCCTGTGTAGTATTAAATGTAGTTGTAGTTGTATAGGCAGTTGTTGTATTGAACGCAGTTGTAGTACTTTGTGTTGTATTAAATGTTGTAGTTGTAGTAAATGCTGTTGTAGTATTAAAAGCAGTTGTAGTACTTTGCGTAGTATTAAATACAGTAGTTGTTGAGAATAAGGTAGTAGTTGTAAATGCAGTTGTTGTATTAAATGCTGTTGTTCTACTTGTCTCAGTAGTATTACCTGTATTAAATGTAGTAGTTCTACTTGTATCAAAAGTAGTAAGAGTACTTTGTGTTGTGTTAAATGTTGTGGTTGTAGAGAAGGCAGTCTCTCTAGTACCGCTTATTGTACTAGTAGAAGTTGCTGTATTCCTTGAAGTTTCATGCGTAACAGTGAATGGCCCTGCTAGAGAGCCTCCATCGTTTACGTATACTTCATTGACTCTTCTGATAGTACCGCTGTCATTAACGGCCAGAAAAGAGATTTGACGAAGTGTTCCACTGTCATTAACATATATTGCCATCTATTAACTCGAATATACAAACCAAATATGCCCACTTGATGTACCACTGGTATTTGTTGGAGCAGTTGTTGTTATAGTCATAGGTAATCTTGCGGATGCGATAGTACCACTAGTAATTTTTCCAGTAGCTACTGCTCCTTCAAAGTTTCTACTTGCATCGATAGTATCTGTACCATCAATTTTAAGTCCTGAGTCCTCGATGTTGAAATCTAATTTTTGTCCCATTTTATACCTCTATTGTTGTTCTAACGAACTTATATGCCATAGTATCACCACTTGCTGGTGTTACTCTTAACCTTACATTACCACCACTTATATCTGCATCAAATGTTGCTTGTGCACCATTGTCAAATATAGAAGCGTACTGTGTTAAATATACTGTTGAACCATCATGGAATAAGAATATTTCTATTGCATGAAAGTTTGTGTCTGTTGAATTTGTTACCTGTACATTGTACTTAGCAGTTCTAAATATAGAAGCGCTGAATGAATCTAGTGTAAATACTGTTGTAGCACCTGATGTTCCTGTACCAACATCCATACCAGCTACTTCATCTATGTGTAGTTTTTGTGGTGGGTTAGTATCTTGTATACCTATCTTATCTGCTTGTAATCTTGTAGTAGCATTAAGTGTTGGTATTACTTGAGTTCCAGTAAATGTTTGATTTAAAGCCCCTGCATCTATCTTAGCTGCTGTTACTGCATCATCTGCTAGTTCTGTTGTATCTACATTACCTGCAACTATATTTGCTGTAACAACTGAGTTATCTGCTAACTTTGCTTGTGTTACTGCATCAGCAGCTAGTTTAGCTGTTGTAACTTGTAAGTTTCCTAAATGTATAGTGTCTATACTACCACTTACTAATTCTGCTGAATCTACTGAGTTTGCTGCTAAGTCTCCTGCTGCAATAGTTGCATCTGCTATCAAGTCTGATGTAATTAGACCGCTTGATATAAACGCAACACTATTAATAGCATTATCTGCTATCTTACTTGATATTACTGAATCAGTCGCTAGTTGAGCTGAATCTACTTGACCATTGTCAATATGTTTAGTAAGAATACTATTCTGTGCTATTTTTTCACTTGTGATTGCATTGTCTTGTACCTTTGCAGTCGCTACTGAGTTACCAGCTAATTGTGCTGTGTTAATTAGAGCGTCTGCAATAAAGTCAACACTATCAATAGCGTTGTCTGCAATATGTCTTGATACTATTTGGTCGGTTGCAATTTTTGCTGAAGTAACATTGTTAGCTGCTATCTTAGCTGTTAGTACTGAATTACCTGCAAGATGTATACCATCTATACTACCAGTTACTAATTCTGCGCTGTCTACACTATTCTGTGCTATCTTACCAGCTGTTACTGCATTATTTGCTAACTTAACAGTAGTTACCTGTAAGTCTCCTAAATGTATTGTATCTATTGATCCACTAACTAACTCTGCTGAGTCTACTGAGTTGGCGGCTA